CGATACGGCAAATATCGCTAATCTGACAGGTTCAGTTGGCGAAATCTTTATCGACATGGATAAAGATACCGTCGTTGTGCAAGATGGATCTACGGCAGGCGGGTTTCCGTTAGCCAGAGAAGGTGCTTACATACAAGCGAATAATGCACGAGATCAAGCCAATACAGCTCGTGATCAAGCAAATACATCACGCGATCAAGCAAATACTGCTCGCAACCAAGCCAACAATGCTTATGCAGAAGCCAATCTAAAAGTTAATTTAACTGGTGGAACAATCAGTGGTAATTTAGTAATCACTGGCAATTTAGAAGTTCTCGGAAATAGTACAACTCTTAATGTTGAAACATTATCAGTTGAAGACAATGAAATTATTCTTAATTCAAACGTAACTGGTTCTCCAACTTTAAATGCCTATATTTCTATCAATCGTGGAACAGATCCAAATGCAAATCTAGTTTGGGATGAAGACACAAATCAATGGAAATGGAATGATGGTGATGGAGTATTTTATGCGCTAGACTCATCACTAGATGCATATGCTCAAGCAAACACTGCTAGAGATACAGCTAACGGTGCTTATGCGCAAGCCAACGGTGCTTATGGTCAAGCGAACGGTGCATATTCTCAAGCCAACGGAGCCTATGCTCAGGCTAATGGCGCATATGCTCAAGCAAATAGTGCAAGAGATGTAGCCAACGGAGCATACGCCCAAGCCAATGGTGCATATAGTCAAGCCAATACTTCTGCAAACACGGCTCGTGTTTATGCAAACAGTGCTGGTGAGTTGTCGAATAAGTTCCTAAACTTCGTAAATACAGCAAGTATTCAAGTCAGTGTTTTCGATAATGCTGATGGTAATGCAAATATCTCCTTTAGTACGACTGGCGCTGCTGTTGCTGATGCTTATGCACAAGCCAACGCTGGTTATGCTCAAGCAAACACTGCTAGAGATACAGCTAACGGTGCTTATGCGCAAGCCAACGGTGCTTATGCACAGGCTAACGGTGCTTACACCCAAGCCAATGGAGCCTATGCTCAAGCAAATGGTGCTTATGCCCAGGCAAATGGAGCCTATGCTCAGGCAAACTTAAAAGTTTCTCTTGCTGGTGATACGATGACAGGCAACTTAAATGTTGCTGCTAGTTTGATAACTCAAAATATTGAGCCTAATTTAAATGTCACATATGATATTGGTACTCCAACTAAACGATTTAAAGATCTGTATCTAAGTAACAGCACAATTTATCTTGGTGAAACAGCACTATCTGCTTCTGGCGATGAGGTGCGCGCCAATGTATTCAATGCTGCTGTGTCAGTATTAGTAAGTGGTGTCAATGTTCTTGATACTGCCAACGGTGCATACGCTCAGGCAAATGGTGCTTATGGACAAGCAAATGGCGCATACGGACAGGCTAATGGAGCGTACTCCCAAGCCAACGGAGCATATGCTCAAGCCAATAGTGCCAGAGATGTTGCTAATGGAGCCTATGCTCAAGCCAATGGTGCTTATGGACAAGCCAATGGAGCCTACGCTCAAGCAAATGGTGCCTATGCGCAGGCTAATGGTGCTTATGCTCATGCTAATGTTGTATATGCACAAGCAAATGCAGCGTATGACACTGCTAATCTTAAACTGAGCGCCAGCGGCGGATCTATAAATGGTGATTTGACAATCACAGGAAATTTATTTGTAACAGGATCTAACACATTACTTAATGTCAGTAATTTGTCTGTAAATGATTCTATCATTTTCTTAGCAAATGGACAGGTTGGTGATGCGTTTGATATAGGATTCGTTGGTCACTTTGATCGCGGCGCAACACCAACTCACGCTGGTTTGATTCGTAAATCAACAGACAATCAATTTTATCTTTTCGATAATTATGAAGTAGAACCTACAAATAATATTATCGACATCAATGGAAATAATTTTAGAACTGGTAACTTAAAACTTAACACAATAAATGCTGTTACGTTTGTCACCAATGCAGGATTAAATGTCACTGATCAAGCCAACTCCGCCAGAGATCAAGCAAACACCGCTAGAGGACAAGCAAACAATGCATATGCTGAAGCCAACCTCAAGGTAAATCTTTCTGGCGATACGATGACTGGTACATTGAATGTGCAGCATCTTATTCCGACTGCAAATGTTACATATGATCTTGGAACGTCTACAAAACGATTTAAAGATTTGTATCTCAGTGGGTCGACAATTTATATCGGTGAAACAATATTGTCTACCTCTGGCGATGAGATGCGCGCAAATACATTCAATGCCGCTGTTTCATTCTTAAGTGCAGGTTTAAATGTTCTTGATCAAGCCAACTCTGCTCGCGATACAGCAAATGGTGCTTATGCACAAGCCAACGGAGCCTATGCGCAAGCGAATGGTGCTTATGCTCATGCGAACATTGTTTATGCTCAAGCAAATGCTGCATATGCTCAAGCGAATGCAGATTATCAACCAGCCGTCACTCGCCTTGATGTAACAAACAATGGCGCGACAGCATATCGTTTTGATCAATATGGCGCAGCAACTGATGATCCAACACTCTATGTTCGTGCTGGTGAAACTATTGCATTTAATCTAAACAATGCTGGTCACCCATTTGCGATTCGTGTCTCAAACGGTGGTTCGAACTACGACACTGGATTGACGCACGTTGCAACTGATGGCACAGTAAGCACTGGTTCCTCTGCTCAAGGTAAGGTTTCTGGAACACTTTACTGGAAAGTTCCATATACACTTGGCGGAAGCACTTATGTTTACCAGTGCACTGTGCATAGTGGTATGGTCGGCAACATTGTGATTGAGCCAGATTCAACAGTAATCTACGTTCAAGCCAATGCTGCATATGCTCAAGCCAACGGCGCATACGGACAGGCTAATGGCGCATATGCTCAGGCTAATGGTGCTTATGCACAAGCCAACGGAGCCTATGCGCAAGCGAATGGTGCTTATGCTCATGCGAACATTGTTTATGCTCATGCGAATAATTCATATGATCAAGCAAATACTGCAAGAGATACTGCGAATGGTGCTTATGCTCAAGCAAATGGTGCATATGCGCAGGCGAACGGCGCATATGCACAAGCGAACGGCGCTTATGCTCAGGCGAACGGCGCTTATGGTCAAGCAAATTCTGCTGCAAATACTGTTCGAGTTTCAGCTAATGGTGAATCAACATTAGATGCAAAACAACTAAATTTTGTAAACACAACTTCTATTCAAGTTATTGTTGCTTCTGCAGCTGATGGCACAAATGCTAATATCTCGTTTACAACAGGTACTGCTTCGGTTGGTGACGCTTATGCTCAAGCGAATGCAGCATTCGCTAAAGCGAATACTGCGGGTGGTGGTGGATCTGATGGGTTTATACTCCATATTTTTGGTATAACATAATAAATAATATTATTCTTTTATTTTTGAGATAAAAAAATGGGAATCCCAACAACACGCACAGAACTTAAAGATTATTGCCTTCGTCGTTTGGGATTTCCAGTTATTGACATTAATGTTGATGACGACCAATTAGATGATCGCATTGATGATGCATTAAACAAATATCGCGAGTTTCATTACGATGGAACTGAAGATTGTTATCTTGCGCATAAAGTAACTACATCAGATCAAACAAATCGTTACATTAGACTCTCTGATAATATAATTGGCATTTCAAGAGTAATGCCAATCACTGGTGCTAGCATCAGTTCACAAGGAACATCTGGATTTAATATTTTTGACATTAATTATCAAATTAGACTTAACGATTTTTATAATTTATTAGCAAGTTCTTACACATATTATTATATTGCCAGACAACATTTATCAATGTTAGATATGATCGTAACTGGTGAAATCCCATTTAATTTTAATAAAAAAACTAAACGTCTTGATATCTATATGGATTGGGATTCAAGAGTAAATCCAAACGATTATATTGTTTTTCAAGGATTTAGAATTGTTGATCCGGAAGTTTATGATAAAATTTATTCTGATCAATGGTTAAAAGAATATACCACTGCATTATTTAAAATGCAGTGGGGTTCTAATTTAACAAAATATGCAAACTACACACTTCCTGGTGGTCTAGTTGTAAATGGTGAAAAGATTTATAATGATGCAATTCTAGAAATTGAAAAACTAGAAGAAAAATTAAGAGACATGTACGAGTCGCCTGCATCTATGTTTGTTGGATAATTAAATGGCGACAAGCGTATATTTTAACTATCAGGATGCATCAAGAGAACAATTCCTTATTGAAGATATGGTGATTGAATCAATCAAAAATCACGGCATTGACATTTACTACATTCCGCGCGATTCTCAGTCAGAACTTGATGAGTTATTTGGTGACGATCCAGTTAAATCATACACGAGTGCATACAAAATGGAAGTTTATCTTGAAACCTTTGACAACTTTAAAGGTAATCAAGAATTTTTCAGTAAGTTTGGTTTACAAATAGAAAAGGGTGTTGAGTTAGCATTAGCACGACGCACCTTTGAAAGATATATTCCGTATACAACAAGAAACACACCAAAAGAAGGCGATTTAATTTATCTATCAGTTCAAGAAAAATTAATGGAAATAAAAAATGTCGAAGAAGAAAAGAACTTCTTTCAGGCTGGTAAAGTAGCAGCATACATGTATGGACTCTCATGCGAGACGTTTAAATACAATGGTGAAATTCTTACAACTGGTGTTCCATCTATAGATGAGGTTGCTGATCAAAATGCATTTAGTATTGAGTTTACAATGCAAGCTGGCGGAACCTCTACATATATAGATGGTGAAATAGTTTATCAAGGTGCTTCGCTTGCTGCTTCAACAGCAAAAGCATACGTGCGTTCTTGGGATAAAACAAATCTTAAATTAGTTTTAAGAAACATACGTGGAGCATTTACAGGTGCTACAGTAATAGGTGTAAGTTCAGACGCACAATGGACTTTGGTAAGTGGTAATACTCAAGAAGATGCAACTGAGCCTTATGATGATAATGTTAGAATTGAAACAGAAGCTGACAATATTCTTGATTGGTCAGAAACAAATCCATTCGGAAGTTCAGACGAGTAATTATGCTTTCTAGCACACATTTTTATCATCGTGTTACAAGAAAAATGGTCGTGGCGTTTGGCACGATGTTCAACAACATTCGCCTTGTGCGATATAATAAAGCGGGAACAACTGAACTTGAAAGAATTACTGTTCCACTTTCTTATGCACAAAAAGAAAAATTTTATTCGCGTTTACAGCAAGATCCAAATATGAATCAGGCTGTGCAAATTACATTACCGAGAATGAGTTTTGAAATGACTTCAATTACATATGATCCTGTTCGTAAAACAAGCATGTTTAATCGCAATTTTTCACCACTCAGCGATACGCTTCTTCGCAGTGTGCGAATGACGCCATATAATTTTGATTTTAGTTTGAATATCTACGTCCGTAACACTGAAGATGGTACACAAATCGTAGAACAAATTTTACCATATTTTGCGCCAGACTATACACTTACAGCTGATTTAACAGGATTAAATCAACCAATAGACATACCAATTATTCTTCAAAATGTTGTTTATGATTCAGATTATATTGGTGGTATCGATACGTTGCGCGTTTTAAATTGGACATTAAACTTCACTATGAAGGGGTATATGTACGGTCCAATATCTAATGTTGATGTAATTAGAACATCTTCTGCTAATACATTCAATGATGTATTTAATGCCAACTCTTCTCGCAAAATCACCATTAATAGTGGAGCAGGTAGTGGCGGAACAGGTACATTTAAAGTTGGCGAACTTGTTTATCAAGGAAATAATTTTGATGTTGCCTCTGCAACTGCATATGTAGATGCTTGGAGTCCTTCTACGAATACTCTTATTGTTGTGGATACTACAGGTGTTCTTGCTTCTGGTCATTTTATAACTGGTGCAGTATCCAATGCGTCATATAATATAATTTCGTTTGGCACAAATGATCAACAATTAGTAAGCATAACTGTTACACCTGATCCTAACACTGCTAACGTAAATACTGCATTCGGATTTGATACAACTGTTGAGGAATTCCCCAATATAACATGAGTGATGTTGATAAAAATCTTGCTGAGTTATTAAATACTGATTATGTGCCTGTTGTAAATGACAAATCTGACAAGCCCATAACATTGCATCACGACAACACAAATAATCCAGATGCACATTATTCTCGATCAAATTATTATAATCTTATTGAAAAGGGCAACGAAGCATTAGATGGTATTCTAGAAGTTGCAAAAGAATCACAACATCCAAGAGCCTATGAAGTTGCTGCAAATATGATCAAAAATCTTTCTGATGTCACAGAAAAATTAATGATCCTTCAAAAACAACAACAAGAATTACAACCAAAAGGACCTGCCGCTCCTACAAATATTACAGTGGATAAGGCAGTATTCGTTGGATCAACTGCTGAGTTGTTGAAGAAACTTAAAAATGAATCTAGCGACTAGAATAAAGAATTATTTGGGGAACCCAAATTTAAAGAAGATTAATATGCAATTACAACTTACGGAAGATCAAGTCCGTGAGTTTGTTCGCTGCGCGCAAGATCCAATTTATTTTATTGAAAACTATGTCAAGATTATTACACTTGATAAAGGGTTCGTTCAAATTTCACTGTATCCGTTTCAAAAAGAAGCCATCACTGATATCAATACGAATCGTCGTGTGATTGTAAAGGCTGGTCGTCAGGTCGGTAAGACCACGATGGTTGTTGGCTATATTCTTTGGTATATCTTATTCAATGAAGACAAGTTCGTTGCAATTCTAGCAAACAAAGCACCAACTGCAAGAGAAATTTTGAATCGCGTTAAAATTGCATATGAATCTTTGCCATTGTGGTTGCAACAAGGTGTTCGCGTTTGGAACAAAGGCGATATAGAATTAGAAAATAATTGTCGTGTGATGGCAACATCAACTGCTTCTAGTGCGATTCGTGGTTTCTCTATTTCATTATTGTATCTTGACGAGTTTGCATTCGTGCCAAGTAATATTGCCGAAGAATTTTTTACATCTGTTTACCCAACTATTTCTTCTGGTGAAACTTCCAAGATTCTTATTTCTTCAACACCGAATGGGATGAATCACTATTATAGAATGTGGACGGAAGCTGTTGAAGGTCACAATGGATTTACGCATATTGAAGCAAATTGGCGTCAAGTCCCAGGAAGAACACAACAATGGGCAGATGAGCAGCGTCGAGTTCTTGGAGAACAGAAGTTTTCACAAGAAATGGAATGCGAGTTTATGGGTTCAGCAGGAACACTTATCTCTGTAGCTGGTTTAAAGTCTCTTGCATTCGTAAAACCATTACATATATCTGATACAGGAATCAAAATTTACGAACAACCAATACAAGGACAAAATTATGTGCTAGTTGCCGACACATCAAGAGGAAAGGGTCTTGATTATTCAGCATTTACTGTTCTTAGCGTCTCTACGATGCCCTATAAAGTGGTCGCAACATATAAAAACAATGAAATTAGCCCTTTAGTGTATCCTAGTGTTATAAAAAAAGTTGCTGACTATTACAATCAAGCCTATGCATTAGTAGAAATCAATGATAATGGTCAACAGGTCGTAGATTCTCTCTTTGAGGACTATGAATATGAAAATATTCTTTCTACAGTAGATCTTAAAGGTAAAATTGCTCTAACTTGGGGTTATGGAAACAAGTCTAATCGTGGTGTACGAACCACCAAATCAGTAAAACGTCTCGGTACTTCTATTCTTAAGAATTTAATTGAGCAACAAAAAATAATTATTCAAGATTTTGATTTAATCTCAGAACTTTCTACCTTTATAGCCAAAGGAAACAGCTTCGAAGCAGAAGAAGGAAGTCATGATGATCTTGTAATGTGTTTAGTTTTGTTCTCTTGGATGACAAATCAATCATTTTTTGCTGAATTTACTGATTCTAATTTAAAAACAAGACTTTATGAAGAACAAATGCGTCAAATCGAAGAAGAATCGCTTCCAACTATGCTTGCTGGTCATCTTGATATAGATGGTAATGATGGGTCTTATGTAGAAGGTGGTGACCTTTGGAGACCGTTTACTCGTTAAAAAACTTAAAATACTAAATATTTCGTAGATTTCTTAATCTCCATATTATAGGAGCAATAACATGGCTTTTCAAGTATCACCAGGCGTGAATGTTTCCGAAATTGACGCAACAACAGTTGTACCATCAGTTTCCACATCCACTGGCGCTGTTGCTGGCGCATTTCAGTGGGGACCAATTGATGTTGTTCGTGCTGTTTCAACAGAGGACGAGTTGGTTGCGGTTTTCGGTAAACCAGACTCAGACACGTTTTTAACATTTTTTACAGCAGCAAATTTCCTTTCATATAGCAACAGCCTATTCGTTTCTCGTGCTGATGCTGCAACTCTAAACGCTGCAGTTGGACTTAATGTAGCCTCATGGGCAGGCAATACAAAAATTCGCAATGAAGATCACTACTTTAATAGTTTCTTCACTACTTCGAATGCGAATATTGTTGTAGCAGCTCGTTTTCCAGGATCTCTTGGAAACTCACTAAAGGTTGCAATCTGTGCAAACGCAAATGCTGGTGTGTTTTCAACTTGGACATATGCTCCATATTTCGACAGAGCACCAGGAACTTCAGGATATATCGCTGCAAACTTTAAGTCAAATGCAAATGATGAAATGCATATTGCAGTTATCGACGAAGATGGTTTGATCACAGGAACACCTAATACAGTGATCGAGCGCTACTCAAATGTATCTAAAGCAACAAATGCTAGAGATGAAAGTGGTGCATCACTATACTGGCGCGATGTTCTTTATACGAACTCTCGTTGGGTGTATGCAATGGGACAAAATAGCGCAACATGGGGTGTTGCTGCTAATGCTACTCACTTCTTCGATGGCGAAAATCTAAACGGCATTTCATTTGTACAAGGTACAGATGCCACACCAACTGATGGCAATGTTCAAACTGCTTATACTCAGTTTGCTTCAACAGACAATGTTGACATTAGTTTGGTAATGACTGCTGGTCACTCTGAAACAGTTGTTGGTACAACAATAACTCTAGCAGGTGCAAGACGCGATTGCTTGACGTTCATATCACCATCCCTAGCAAATTGCCAAGCAGCTGATCCAACAACAGCAATTGTTAACTATCGTAATAATGCTCTTGCTAACGTATCCAACTCATTCGCAGTAATAGATAGCAACTGGAAGTATCAGTACGACAAGTATAACGACACTTATCGCTGGGTCCCATGTAACGGTGACACTGCTGGTCTCTGCGCGCAAACTGATCGTGATCGTGATCCATGGTTCTCACCAGCTGGATTTAATCGCGGTCAATTGAAGAATGTTGTTAAATTGGCATTTAATCCGAACCAAACACAACGCGATACGCTTTACAAGAATAGTGTGAACCCAATTGTATCTTTCCCAGGAGAAGGAACTGTTCTCTTTGGTGATAAGACGCTTCTAAGCAAGCCAAGTGCATTTGATAGAATCAATGTCCGTCGCTTGTTTATCGTTCTTGAAAAAGCAATTGCTCGTGCTGCTCGCGCTCAGTTGTTCGAGTTCAATGATGAGTTTACAAGATCACAATTTGTAAATCTTGTCGAGCCATTCCTACGACTTGTACAATCACGTCGCGGTATCTATGATTTCCGTGTTGTTTGCGATGAGACAAACAATACTTCTCAAATCGTCGATAGCAATCAGTTTGTTGGTGACATCTACATTAAGCCAGCCAAGGCAATTAACTTTATACAGTTGAACTTTGTTGCTGTTCGCTCAGGTGTTGCCTTCGATGAAATCGTAGGACGCTTCTAATAAATAGCATAAAGGCTCAGGAGTAAAAACAATGGCATTTAATGCAGATCAATTTCGTAGTGTACTCGTAGATGATGGTGCTCGTCCTAATCTATTTGAAGTAGAACTCGGTTTCCCTTCTTACGTTCAAAACGTGGCAAGCCTTGCTCGCTTTATGGTAAAGACGGCGCAATTACCTGGATCAACACTAGGTAGCGTTCCTCTTCAATATTTCGGTCGTGAAGTTAAAGTTGCTGGTAATCGTACTTTCGCAGATTGGACAGTTACAATTATCAATGACGAAAACTTTGCAATTCGTAATTCGATGGACGCTTGGATGCGCGGCATCAACAACAATGTAACCAACCTTCGCTCTAATAGTGCCAGAAACACATCATCTGGTGGCAGATTAATTGGAAACACAGGTGGTTATGCGAGTGATGCAACTGTAACACAATACAGAAAAACTGGCGGCACCGCAAAGAGATATCGTTTCGTTGGAATGTTTCCAATTGATATCACACCAATCGATCTAGATTGGGGTTCAAACGATACAGTTGAAGAGTTTTCAGTGACATTCCAGTATCAATACTGGACAGAAGTGAGTACGACAAGCGGATTCACTGGTACTTCATTATTCACAACAACTGCCTAAATTTGAAATCCAAGAGGAGAGGATTTTCTCTCCTTTTGTTTTATTATGGAGTAACATATGGCAATTAATCTTTTCGGTTTCGAGATTGCGCGCAAAAAAGAAGAGGTTAGTATTCAACCAGCAATCACTGCACCCGCTGCAGATGATGGTGCAGTGAATATATCCGCTGGCGGATATTTCGGAACTTATCTCGATCTAGAAACAAGTTTTAAAAACGAAAACGATTTAATTACTCGTTATCGTGAAATGGCTATGCAGCCAGAACTTGAGTCTGCGGTTGATGATATCGTAAACGAAGCAATCGTTCATGACGTAACTGGAAAAACGGTTACGATTATTCTTGATGATTTAGAACAACCAGATAATATTAAAGACATGATTCGCGAAGAATTTCAAAACGTTCTTCGTATGTTAGATTTCTCAAACGAAGGCGCAGATATATTTCGTCGTTGGTATATTGACGGAAGATTGTATTATCAAGTTTTGGTTGATCAAAAACAGCCAAGACTGGGCATTCAAGATCTTGTCTACATTGACCCAAGAAAAATTAAAAAAGCGCGTCAAGTTATACGCGAAAAAGATCCACGTACAGGTGTTGAAGTTGTTAAAGGAACACAAGAATTTTATGTGTTTAACGACAGAGCAACAACCACAGGTCAGACTGTTGTAACTTCACCAACAGATGCAAGCGTAAAAATTGCACCAGATGCAATTGTCAATGTGAATTCTGGTTTGATGGATCCAAGAAGAATGCTAGTTCTTTCTTTCTTGCATAAAGCAATCAAACCACTTAATCAACTACGTTTGGTTGAGGATGCAGTTGTTATCTATCGTTTATCGCGCGCACCAGAACGTCGTGTGTTCTATATTGACGTTGGTAACATGCCGAAGATTAAATCAGAACAATATCTTCGTGATATTATGACCAAGTTTAGAAACAAAGTTGTATACGATAGCACAACTGGTGAAGTAAAGGACGATCGTAAATTCCTTTCAATGATGGAAGATTTTTGGATTCCACGTCGCGGTGAAGGTAAATCAACAGAAATTACAACACTCCCAGCAGGACAAAATCTTGGTGAATTATCTGACGTCAACTATTTTGAAAAGAAACTATACAAGGCTTTAAATGTACCAGTTTCTCGTCTAGAAACAACAACTGGATTTGCTCTTGGTCGTTCTACAGAAATTACGCGCGACGAATTAAAGTTCAGTAAATTTGTTGAGCGTTTAAGATCTAAATTTAGTATTTTGTTTGATGAATTAATGGAACGTCAGTTAGCGCTTAAAGGTATTTGCTCAGTTGATGAGTGGCAAGAATTAAAAGAAAAAATTCATTACGATTTCTTGAAAGATAATAACTTCGCAGAAATCAAAGAATCTGAGTTAATGGCTATTCGTCTTCAACTTATGCAACAAATTGATCCATATGTTGGAACATATTTCTCGAAAGCATGGGTTCGTAAACATGTTCTTCACTTTGATGAAGAAGGAATTGAGCGTATGCAATCAGAATTGAGCGATGAGCAATCTGACCAACCTACAACGACACCACCAGAACAAACACAAGCTGTGAGTGGTCCAGCAACTCCTGATATTAATACCGCTTTTAATACTGCAATTACTAAATAATTTATTGGAGTGAATTATGACTGAAACAAATACAGAAATGAATACTGATGTAATGAGCGATTATAATGATTTTGCTAAAGTTAGCATCGTAGATGCTGCTATAGCACAAGACAAAGACGCTTTTATGCAAGCCTTTAACAATGCAATATCACAAAAAGTTGTTGATGCGCTTGAGGTAAAAAAAGTAGAGATTGCTTCTAATTTAATCGGAACACAAGAAGTAGAAACGAATGAGATTGAAACAACTCAAGCAGAAGTTGACGGAAGCAGCGATGGAGAATCCATCGCAGCAGATGCAACAGAAAGCCAAGAAGCCTGAAGATACAGTCAGAGCAAAAGTTATGGCTGCTAAATCAGCATTGGGATTGAAAGATCTCAATGTTGCTGCTGCTATTGCTGGGCATAAGATGTATCAGGCTCACGCATCAAAAAATCCTGATCTGCCTGCAAATCAAATTTTAAATAAAATTTCTGCTAATGCAAGAACTAATTATCTAAAACTTACGTCAGAAGTTCCATCATCAGTATTAGGTAATGTTCCAATGACGCAATTTCGTTCTACGTTACAAAAATTAAAACAAGCGCGTGGAATAATGCAGCAAGTAAATAACTCTTATGAAATTACTGATCTTAATCAAATTTCAGAAGCTGCAAGATTAAAAGATGAAATTAATCCACCTTATATGCTTGTATTGAAGCGTAGAGGTATTCGTATTTTCCCAGATGGAAAACGTGTTGCGCTGTATGTTAACGAAAAACTTGGTTTAACATTTACAGTGCCATACGAACCTGCTGGAACAATGGCTAAAGAAGTTCTTCCTGGTGTTCAAGCCGAAGAAATTGAATTATCAGAAGAAAATATTGAAGAGAATATTGATCACATTAAAGATATTGTAGATAAACATCAAGCAAAAAAATTAAAATTTCTTGATGGAACTTCTATGAATGTTGATGCTACTACTGCAAAAGCAATACATTTAGCGCATGGTGCATTAAACGATCAAAATAAAGCAAAAATTACAAGAATGATCTCTCACAGCAAAAGTCAATTTATGAAGGTTGCTGATTTTGCAATGAAAAATACTGCATTTAAAATAAACAAATGAAAACAGTTGCTGAAGTTGTAAAAGAGATTATAGCAGAAGCGAATGTTCAACGCATGGGTCGTAAGAAACTTATTCGTGCGCGTGTTCGTGGTGGTAAAGTTCAACGTCGTAAAGTATTTTCTGCTGTAAAAGGATATACAATTCGTGGTGGGAGAATGATTCGTATTTCTCCATCTGAAAGATTAAAAAGAAAGATGGGTGCTCGCCGCGCAAAAGTAAAACGTAGAGCAAAAATGGCGAGAGCATTAATTAAAAGAAAGCGTTCACTTCGTAGACGCGCATCACTAGGACTAAGATAAATGAAATTAATTACAGAGAATATTGAAGAAGTAAAGTTAGTCACTGAAGAAAAAAACGGTGTCAAAACACTTTACATTCAAGGACCATTTCTTGTTTCAGAAACAAAAAACCGCAATGGTCGTATGTATCGCAAAGAAACTCTTGCTAACGAAGTAAAGCGTTACAATGAAGAATATGTTACTAAGAATCGTGCATTTGGTGAGTTGGGTCATCCAGAGTCACCAACAATCAATTTAGATCGCGTTTCGCATCTAATCACAAGCCTCAAGGAAGATGGTAATGTCTTCGTAGGAAAGGCGAAAATTCTTGAAACACCAATGGGTAAAATCGCCAAGTCTCTAATGGAAGGCGGTGCAACTCTTGGTGTGTCATCGCGTGGCATGGGCTCCGTTAAAAACGAGGGTGGTGTCAACATTGTTCAGGATGACTTTTATCTCGCTACAGCAGCAGATATTGTCGCGGATCCGTCCGCACCAGGTGCTTTCGTTTCAGGTATTATGGAAGGCAAAGAGTGGGTTTGGGATAATGGCATTGTAAAAGAAATTGACGTCAATGCTTATTACGAACAAATCAAGAACGCAAAGCAAAAACAAATCGACGAAATCTCATTAAAGATTTTTGAGAATTTCGTGTCAAAACTTTAAATTTTATAAATAATATTACTTCTTTAGGAGTTTAAACAAATGGCTAAAACATTATCTGAATCTGCTGCTGAAATCCTCAAGGCATCTATGAATGCAGGAAAAGAACCAGCTGCAACACTTTCAGCCGAAGTTCAGGATCTCGGCGGACAAACACCATCA